AAAAGGCTTATTCATTATGAGTAGAAAGTATAATTTTATATACTCTAAATTAGTAGAAGATAATGATGACGTTGTAGGACATATAGCATATTCCCTGTATAAGAATGAAAAAATAGAGTTTATAGAAACTTTTAAAGAAAAACACGGAAGCGAACCTACAGAATTAGATTTAGAACCTTTTCATATATCATCTTGTACTAATGGAAGTTTGGAGCGTTTTAAACGAATGGCTATTGTGATATTACAAGAGTTTACAAATGAATTGCTTGGAAGAACTATAAAAGATATAGAGCATAATGTAATATCAAATCATAAGAAATACCTAAGAGAAACTGTAGATGAAATTAAACCTCCAAGCATAGGAATGTCTTATCTACACGGCATTTTACAAAGTGTTTTAGGTGCTTTTCTTTTTTTGTTACTTATGGCAGGAATTATATTTGCTTTTAATCTAAACAAAAAAGGAACTACTATATCTATTAATGATAGTAGTATGAATGTAGAACAAACTACCATTAAGGATAGTATAAATGGCAATAAGAAATGAAAAGAATAGTATTATTACTGATTGCCCTGCTCGCTGTGGGGTGCTCGAAAAGTGAGGAGAATCCTAATTATAGTGAGATTTCAGGAGCTTATAGTAAGGACTTTGGAACAGGTAATGGAAATATTTGGCTATGGATACAAAGCTCAGGAAATTTTGAACTTAAATCTACTTATGCGTCAGGAAAAGAGTCTGTTTTTAAAGGAAGAATTATTAAAAAAGACGGCGATTCTTATTCTTTTGAAATAGAAAGTGGGAGACGTGTAAATAGTGATTTACCTGCAAAAGGTGATGTTTTTGAATGTTTGTATTGGGAGACCAATAAAGAAATGTCTATTACATACGATGGTGCTAATATAAGATATGAACGATTGACACTTCAAACGAAATATAAATAAAAGGAGGTATAATACCTCCTTTTATTTATCTCATTTTTATACCTTTTGTTTCAATGTTTCCGAGAATGGTTTTAACACTTGAAACTTCACTTTTCATTTCGGATACTACATTTTCAATATTATGTAGTTTATAAGTATTAACTTCAATACCCGCAAGGTGTTTGAGTTGTTGTGCAGAGAAAGTTTGCATAGATTGATACATTTTTTCTATACCCATTACCGTTTGTTTTTCTAATTCAGTCATTAGCCTAAATTGTCCGTTCAATTCATCAGCACTGTCCTGACTCATTCGTGCAAAACCTTTTTCTACAGTCTGACGGTTTTGTTCATCAAACATTTTTATTCCTGACTGTTCTAATGCTTGGTACATCGTTTTAGCTTTTTCCTGACCTTTCTCAAGTACTGGCTTCAGTTTATTATTTACAAAATTAATAATAGCTTGTTGAGTTTTAGTAACGGTTTCTTGGTCTCCTTTAGTAAAAGTACGAATGTCTGTAAGTTCATTTTCTAAGTCATCAAACATCTTTTTAATCTCCTTAGTAACTAAAAAGTCTTTGATAAAATTTCTCATAACTTTAGTTACTGTTTTACCAAAGTTCTCAATCGCACTTTCCCCCTTTTCAACTGAATTGACTATTGTTTCTGCAAAATCATTTCCTAAAACTCCAAAAGTTTCCTTCACATATTTATTAACTTCTGACCTTACCTTTTCAATTTCACCTTGTACTTCTTGTAGCCGTCTTAGTAAATTTTTAGCATTTTCCAATCTTTTGACATCATTTATCAAATCTCCTCCTACATCGTTAAACTCTCTCATATCAATATTAAGAGATTTTAGTTTTTTAGTGTCAATTTTACCTTGCTCATCTACTAATTCTCCTATAACATCTTTCAGTTTTTTATACAAAGATACTGTATGATGAACTTCTGACGTCCCCCCTGTCCAGCTACTTCCCGACCATTGTCCTTTTATAAAAGCTTTATATCCTTCTTTCTCCTTTTCATCTTTATACATCTTTGCAGAGAGATAGTTTGTAAAGAAAGGTTTTGTTTCTTTTAGCACATATGTTTCTTGTAATTTTTTAGCTCCATTGGCTAATTCATTTTGCTTGGTTTTAAGATTATCCAACAATTCTACATATCTACTAATTTTATCCGTAGCAAAGTTGTTAGAGTGTTTTTCATTCAGAATACGTTCTAATTGTAGCTTATTTAATGTTTCTTCATATTGAATTTGCATTTCTTTATAATGAGCCCTTCTTCTTGCGTTCTCTTCTTCAGATTTTGCAACGGAATTAAAATAAGAAGTTGCTATACCTATTCCCATTCCAATAACTCCCCCAACAGGCCCGGCTAAACTTGAACCTGTTGCTCCCCAATTTAAGGCTGAACTAAATACATCTTGTACTTCCTTAAAGCTTTCTGTAAGATGTTTAAGTCCACTTATATTTGCACCATTCGCAATAGCACCTATAGCGTCGTTTACTTGTGTAGATATTTCATTTATATCCCTCATACTATCTATGGCTTGTCCAAATGCCTTTTTTCTTTCTTCTTGTGTTTTTCCAAGAGATATGTTTTTAAAAGCAGTCGCAAGTCTTGCAAATGGAGTTTGTAACCCATTTATTGCATATTTGAGTTGTTCTAAACGTTCTCTATAATCACTAAGTATTTCAGGGTCAGCATATTTTTGTATTTCTGAAAAAGTCTTTTCTGCTTGTTCTTGTATTGCTTCAAGCTCTTCTATTGACTTTCCTGAAAAATCTTCAAATAATTTTCCAACAACATCTCCGTCTACTTTATGTTTCTTTCGGAGTTCATATTCAGCTCTCTTTTGAGCCTTTTTGGATTGAGCAATTTGTTCGTTATATCGCCCATTTATATTATTTTTTTCAAGCTGTTCTCTTTCTTCTTCAAATTGTTTTAATATTTCTGTTCTTTCTTGCTCATAAGTTTTGTATTTATCTAAAAGCTCCTTAAATAGCTGTTCCTGCTGAATGCGTTGGTACTCGGCATTGGAGGCTAAAAGAACCTTTTCGTTTTCAGCAATGCGGGATTTTTCGGCATTAATAGCTTCAGTATTGGTGTCAAACGCTTGTCCCTTTTTCCATTTGCCTTGTGCTTCTGCTTTTTGTTTTTCGGTTTCGATGAATGCGTTTAGCTGGTCTTCTGAACGCCTTCTAATCTCCTCTTCTTGCTTGTCGTATTCTAATTGGATGATAGCAAGGCGTTTGTCTGCTCCGTCTTGCATTATCTTAATGCGCGCTTCTTCTTGCGCAAAAAGGTCGTCTTGAATTTGGCGGTTGTGGTCTCTTTGGGCTTTTTCAGTGTCGAAATCAGGAAGGGTATTTTTAGTAGTCCTTGCCTTGCTACTTCCTGACGGTTTCACTGTGAAGTCGTTGTACTCTTTTTTTGCTTGTTCTAACTTTTCTTTGGCATCAGAAATGGCTTTTTTATAATCGCTTTCGGTTTTATACCCTGCTTTGTTGTTGGTAATATCCGATAGTGCCTTTTCAGCGTCTTTAACAGCTTTGGCGTACTTCTTAGATAGGTCAGTATAGTTGTAAGTTTGTTCGTGTAACTTATCTATTTGTCCTTTTAATGCTTGTGATTGTGCTTGTAATTCTTCTTTATTGAAGGAATACCATTCATTACCAAACTTCACTCCGTGTGAAGCCCATTTTTTACCCTCTTTTTCTTGTTTTTGCAAGTCAGCAATGAGACGTTGACGATATTGTAGTTGTTTTTGAAGCTCATTTTCAGGTAGGTTTTTAAGGTTTGAAGTCCAATCACTAAGAACATCGCCTTTTAGTTCCTTTTTGACGCCTTTTTGCTTTTCATTGAAGTAGGCGTATATTTCGCTATAGTTTCCAAAGGTGCGCCAGTGCTTTCCGAATTTCTCTGTAATTATTCTATCAAGGTCTGAACCTTTGGCTATTTCGTCAAAGCCTTTACTTCCTTGTTTTGTGCCTATATCGTATAAGGTTTTAGCGTATTCTTTATACTTAGAATAGTCGGTTTGGCGTTCTGTTCGTGCTTTGTTGGCGTCAAAATCGGCTATTTCTTTTTTGAGCTTCAGAATATCGGCAAGTTTGATGTTTTCTATATCGTATTTTGCAAATATTTGTGGATAAGTATTAGCAAGCTCTGTAAGGGCTTTACGCCTATCGGTGTCAGCAAGGTATTGATTGGTAGCGGTGTTAATAAGTTCCTCAATATGTTGTTTGTGTTCTTGCTCTTTGGCTATAGCGACCTCCCTTTCTTCATTGAGGCGTTTTTGAGCTTTCTCGGCAGCTGAAGTTCTGTCTATGAGTACAAACATTGCTGCACCCAATGCTACTACAGCTGTAATCATAAACACATAAGGATTAGCAAGCATTGTAGCATTGAGAAGTTTTTGAGCTTTCTCCAGCATCAAAAGCCCTCTGTATTGGGCAAGTTGTGCAACCGTCCAACCATTAGTAAGCTGAGTATTTAAAGCTATAAGGGCATTATGTACAATAATAGCAGTTTTGTAAGTACCATAAGTAGCGATAAGCCCCGCTATTACCTTTCCTAATGTCTGATAGTTCTCTACTAAGAAAGAAACCGCAGAAATAGCTCCTGAAGTTATACCCTCAGACGCCTTTCCTATCTCATTAAGTACCTGTTGAAAGTTATCTTTTAAATTGGATATTTGACCGCCTAACGATTTACTTTGCTCTGCCATTAGGTTATAGAATAGACCGCCCTCATTGGTCATATTCTTGATAACGGCTTGTATTTCGGTAAATCCTATTTTGCCAGCAGAAACCATTTCTTTGATTTCGGTTTCGCTTTTGCCTACTACCTTACTCAATTCGGCTATGATAGGAATCCCCGCGTTCATAAACTGATACAAGTCATTAGTGAGTAAACGCCCTTGCGCTTTCACCTGCCCGTATACGTGAATGAGTTGCCCCATAGGTACTCCAAGCCCTGAGGCAACATCTCCCATACGCCTAAGTGTTTCGGTTACTTCTTCAGCGGGTACTTGAAAAGCTAACAAACGTTTTGCACCCTCTGATACTTCTTGTAATCCGAAAGGGGTTTTAGCAGCAAGCTCTGTCATTTGTGACATTAGCGCATTAGCCTTTTCCTTGCTTTTGAGCATTGTGCCAAAAGATATTTCAAGTTGCTGGAATTGGGAGCGTACCTCGATTACTTGATTGACAAAAGCCTTTGCTTGTGAAAAAGTAAAAAACGCTAACGCTCCCTTAGCGAGGGTATCAATAGACTGTTGTAGTTTATTGGTTTCTCGCTGTGAGCTTTGCATAGACTCATTGAAAAGTCGTTGCATTTTATTTAAATCACGTTCTAAATTATCAAGTCGCAAACGTGCCTCAAAATCCATAGTTCCATTGCCGGTGTTCATTGTTATAGTGTATTAAGGTTGTAGTAAAAACGCCCCTATAAAGAGGCGTTTCTCGTGCAATTAAGAAAAAATCACTTCAAAAAGCGTTTTAATTTGTCCCGTATAAAGTAAAAGACTACCAATAGTGCTATGATAATAGCAATAAGGTATAAATAGGAACTTTTTACATATTTTGTTTTATGAGAAAAAGCCGTTGTGCTTTCTGTGGTTCGTAATTCATTATTAGTTGTGCTTATAGTATTTGTAAGGGTAGTATTCGCCACTATTTGGCTATTGGATAGGGCTCTCTTAGTCGTAATCTTCACCTTTCCACCTCTTACCCTTATAGTTTCATTGTCGCCGTCACGAATGCGAGTATATGTAAGTTCCTTGCTGTTACCTACGCTATCCTTATCGCTCTCTACTGTTACTTCGTACTCTTGCGAGGCGTGTGTGTCGAGTTGCAAGGTTTGTTCGTGTTGCTGAAAAAGTGCCATACTATCCTTGTACTTTATAATACGCTCTTTTTGTACCTGCTTTTGTTCGGTAGTGGATACCTTACGAGTCCTGCAACCTAATAGACCAAGCAATATCAGCGCCAATCCTATAACTCCGAAAGCTCTTAGTATTCTTATGTAATTATGCTTTCTCATAACCTTCAATCGTTTTAATTACTTTCTTTAAACTGTTTGCGTAATCAGGAGCGGTTGCATAGCCCGCTTTTGCTACTTCCTCAGCAAACTTGTAAGGGTCGCTTCTTACTAACAACGCCTTAGCGTATCTTTTGTTTTTGAAAAAGAATTGTGCGTGGTCAGTAAAACATTCTTCGGGCGTGTCGTACTTCCTGAACCAGTCTTTGACTTCATACTTGTACTTACCATTAGGTAACTGATATATAGACATCACTTTCGGGAACTTATATCCTAAGTTTGGTGCATCAAGCACCTCAGTAGTGTTTAACAATTGTTTTTTGTTAGCAGGCGTGTCCTTGCCTGCTTTTACGCCAAAAAACATATTGCCTGGCGCACTATCTCCCCAACCGCTTTCCAATGCAGCTTGTGCCAAAATAAAGAGATGAGAGATACCCGTTTTGCGCTCTGTTTCAAGCGCAAAGGGTTTGTATTGTTTTATGAATTCTTTCGGTGTCATTCTTCTATTTTTGTGTTATTATCTAAATCTTCGGGCATTTCTCCTTTGCTTGTCTTTTCAAAAAAAGGTTTTAGTTTACCGCTCTTCTCATAGTTATATAGTGCTTTCATAAAAAACTTAGGAGGAAACCTTCCGCCTGAAATAACAAACGCATTCTTTGAAATGCTACTTGCTGGATACATTAATGTCATAAATTGAATAGTACTTGCAAAGATATTACCTGCTTCTGATTCGCTCAATGGAATTTTTGCTATAAAGAGGGAAATGTACACACTGGCAATTATAGCTATCTTCTTTACAGTATCTTTAAATAACTCTTCAAAGCTGAAATCTCCTGCTATGTAGTGGTACCAAATACCTACTAACATATCAATAAGTAGTACCACACCTACTCCTATATAAAAAAGCACGATTCTCTCATCAGAAGAGAAATAAGAATATAACAACAGTAGAGGTATGCTTTTAAAGAAAACAACAAAGAAATAGTACACCCTATCTCTTAGATGTATCTTGTCGTCAAAGTAGAAGAGCAAAACCAACGGCGTAGCCCATATCGCTATCTTTATTTTGGCTTTGAGTAGCCATTTTAGTAGTTTATTCATTTATTAAGATTGATTTATTAGTTTTTCTAATTCTTTGTTATATTCAGGGCTTTTGTCTGTAACAACCTTTCCTTTGTCCTTTTCATCAACAGAATAATATTCAGGTATTACACTATTGTAGAGCATTATATTAGCAAAGGATATTTCATACAAAGCCTCATTAAAAGTTATATTAGGATATTGTTTTAGGAATCCACCGACTATTGCCCAGACGCTGTCGTTTCGCTCACTTTCCTTGTCGGTTTTAGCAGATTCGCTTCGTTGAGGAAAGTGATAAGCATAAAAAAATCGGTAGTCTGCATTTTGCCAAGTTGCTGAATTAAAAGTGTGCCTGTATCTTGTATGCTTAGTTGATATAGTATTTTATTAGTGAGAACTTGAAGTTGTTTTTTGTGGTTGCTGAATAGTTTTTTGAGTCGTTCCCACAAGGGGATTTTAGGGTTGGGAGCTCCAAGTATCATTATAGCAAGAGCACGAGCAATGTGTTTCCCATATGATGCTTTTTGAAAAGCTTCCCCTAATGCCTTTTCTCTATTGAGTTCTTCCATTGGTATATGTGAGATTTCCTGAGACACAAGAATAAGGGTTGCAAGGGTAGGTTGTGGTACGTGATAGGTGCTTCCTAATATAGTTACAGGTTGCGTTTGCTGTAGTATGGTTTCTGCAGTTTTTTGCTGTATGTCCATTATTTAAGTGTGTTAGAATAGGTTTTGGGGTTAGGTTTGTTACCTAACCCCTGTACCTAACGTTTGATTATCCGTTATATTCTTTGAGCATTTTGCCTGTTTTGGGTTTGAGAGCCGTAAAGGTATATTTTATTTTACCTCCTATCTCACTGTCCCACGTTTTTACAGATGAGACATTGGTTTTATCCATTATAAAACCTTTTGCGCTACTGTTTTCAGGTGAAAGTCTCACAGCATACTGGTCAAGGATAATACCATCTTCATCTGGAATAGGTATAACAAGGTCGTCTGTTTCGTAAATTTCAAACTCCAACTTATACTTGCTGGCGTTCTTACGGGTAGCAATAATTTCACCACCTTCTACTTTAGCTTCTTTGCTATCTCCTTCTTCTGTCTCTAATTTTGTCGAGTTTTCAACAGGTGTAGGAAACGCTTTCCAAGTGGGTGTTTGTGGCATTTCGCCATTCTCCAACTTGACGTATTCTAATTTGGGTTTCCCCCAGCTTATAATATTTGCCATAATGTTTTGTTTTTTTTAATTATTAATACTAAAACGTTTATAGAGGATTTGAGCGTTTACAAGGTTTTGATTGCTATCTTCCTCAAAGCTATTGATGGTTTGTTCTTGTATAAAAAGATATTCATCAGGGGCGCGTTGTATGAGACGGCTCATAAAGTCTTCAATCTCTAAGATACGTGCAATATTTTTCACATTCTTTTGCGCTCCTATATTAATTTTAGGTACATAGAAGTTGATATTTATTTTGCCTTGTTGTACATCATTATTGATACCCGTAAGATAGCCTATTACACAATCTTCCTTGTTAGAATTGTGAGGGCGAGTACCTTGCAGATACACATCGCCTTTAATGAATCTTTTTATTTCGTCTTTGAATATGTCAAAGACATCTTTTTCAATTTGTGTACCTCCTTTTTTCATTATGAATAGAGTTTTGTTAAGATGTTTTTAGCCATTAGCTCGGCAGATGAAAGCACATTAAAACCTTTAGCTTCGACGTAAGCAGCGTAATTCATTCCTGCAACCACTATAAGCACCAAATCTTTAGGATATTTACTTTTTAGCTCCTCAATAAGTTTTTGGTTTAGTGCAGAAATGTTGCTTTTAGATTTTTCTACACTATTAAGGAGTACTACATAACCTACAGAATTGCGAAGGTTGCCTGTTCTATCGGTATATGCCCCATTATCTCGTGCTTCAATGATACATCGTTCGCCAACCTCAATGAATTTATTTGTAGCTTCATTGATATACTTTTCTTTGATTTTATCAAAGGTAATATTTAGCTTTCCTTCTATCATTATACAGTGATTTTTGTTCTACCCACTAAATCGGCGTGCTCAATGCTTTGTATTTCAAACTCTCCTAATACCTCATTTTTGTTGTTAATGAGACGCACCCTCTTAGCACTGAATACGTACAAACCATAATCAAACCACACAGTAAAAGAGCTTTGTGTAAAAGTACTATCCTTAAACACTCCTCGCTGATTAAGAGTGTTTGCTACAATATGACAAGGTATAGGCTCGCTCCATTCAGATACCCCCGATTGAGGTATGCCGTCCACAAGTCCGCCTCCTACTATGGTTTGTACTTGTATTGTGCCATTATCTAATATCATAAAAATATCACTCTTGGTTTCTTAGAAAGTTCGTCTTTAAGTCCTAACCGCTTACATTCGTTACCATAGAATGCTATAATATCATCTTTGTTTGCTCGTGATATACTTGTGCCTCCTTCAGATATTGAGGTTGGGTGCAAGAGTATTTGCGGTATAAACTTAATAAAAGCAATGTACATTTGTTCCTGCTCTTCGCTTTTAGCTTCGGCTTCTAAATTTGGGACATTTAAATCTAAAAGGTCAGCCTCAGTGAGAGAAAGCCCCAAAGAGGCAAACCTTTGACGGAAATAATCCTTTTTTGTCATATTATCCCATTTTAGAAGTGTTGATGATTGCCATACGCTGAGGAGCGGTGATGTTTGGTATCCACTCACAACCATATTCCACAAAACGACCTTCTTCTGTACGTTTAGTGGTGATAAAATGACCACCCTCTAATATTGTGTAGGTTCTATCGGGAACACGGTCAACAAGCTCGTAAGGTTGATGCCACATCATCTTACCTATTTTTGCAGTAGGCAACAAGGCAATACGCTCATCGGCAAAGATGTTAGTACTTGTACCATCTTCTTTCACCACGTAGTCTTCTACAATATGAAGAGGAGGTAATCCTATACCGGTAAGTAATTGGTTCGCCATTGCTTCGGTAATGATACCCCCTGCAACGCCTATTTGTGCATTGCCTAATACCATTTTGTAGGTGTTTTTGAACTCATCAGAAGCTACAATGCGCTTGTTGAAAGTGCTACGTGTCATTTCCATAAGAGCGAATGTACCTACTTTAGCACGAGTTTCTTCGACTATCTTTTGCAAGTAGGCGATGAAATTAGGTTTTTCGGCAGTTGTAGGGTCAAACTTCATTACAGGGAGTTCCATTTTCATAAGGGTAATACCCTCTTTGTTGTCGTCTAATTTGACCTCACCTACTCCTGTAGATATGAGTTGTCCCACAACATAGTCCATACGCTTATGAGGCGCAAGGGTACATTGACGAATGTCATCTGCAAGGTAGTTGATGATTTCGGTAAGTACAGCAGGTTGTCCTGCCCCTGCTTGGTTGTACTTGTCGATGAGTTGTTGCACGATACTAAGGCGTTCATTGTCCATTTGGAAAGAGTTCCCTAAGTCGGCAACCTCACCAGTACCACTGCCAAGCGTTTTGCGCTCACGGATAGGTTTGTTAGAGTTCTTGTCAATCACTGAACCCATAACCACACCCGTAACGGTACCAAGATAGGTTTTGAACAAACGTGTTTTGGTTTCCTCAAAATCTAAATATCGTTTCCATACGATAGTGTCAAGGGTAGTTTGCATTACCCTATCAATTACCGCCTTAATGATAAGTGGGCTGTTAAAAAGTTTTTCTAATGTTAAAATCATAGTGTTTGAGTTTTAAATGAACATAAATCTTGCCCCAAGTGTTGCCTTATCTTGTTCCGATACGGGGGTGTAGAGCTTTTCTGTTTGGATTTCATACGCCTGGCCGAGAGCGGTAACAGTTGCCCCTGCTTCTTTCTTTACCCTTGCATAGTTAAGGAAATTAGCGGGATTTTTGACTTCTTTACCTGCTACGGTTTTGGCTTCAAAGAGGACATCTCCTGCTTTTACCCCGTCAATGGTAGCTGACAGGGTAAGAGCGTCATAATTGGCATTGGTAGTGTCGATGGCTGAAATGGTTGCGCCCTTCGTGCCGTTGCCAATGTGCATACCTTTTTTAACAAGGCTTCCCTTTTGGATTTTTAGGGTAGTATTGTCAATGTTTTCAGTAGCTTTTACAGCCTTTGATACTTTGGCAATACGGGTTTTAAAATCCACAGACAAAGGAGCTAATACAGGTACATAAGTACCCTCTGCTATATCATTGTCTTCAAGATTAAAACCTCCTGCCAATCGGTAGCCTGTTTTTACATTGTAGAGTTCTTTCTCTACTTCTTGACCTTTAAGGTCATACTTAATTCCTGCTGGCATTTTGTTTATTATTTAATGTTAGTGATTTGTAGCAGTTGCTTTTTGAGCTTCCACTATTTTTTGAGTGTCTTGCTCGATTTGTTTAGCAAGAGCCTCTTCCTCTTTAAGAGGAGTGTCTGGGTTGTCAGGGGCTTTAGAGTAAGAGAAACCCAAGTCAGCAAGTTCTTGTTTTTGCTTTTCAAAGCCGTTGCTTACTTCTATAGTAAGAGTTTCGACGGCTGTATTGTCAGCAAATTTACGCCCTGCGAGTGCTGGGGTGTAGTAACTTTCGGGTATGTTTTTCTCTTTCATTGCCCTAACGAATTGTTCTTTGAGGGTTTCGGAGGTACGACCTTTTTGGAACTCTGCAAATGTGTCTTGCAGTGCGTTGAGTTTTTCGAGCACGGTGGCGAGTTCGGAATTAGGTTGTTGCTGATTGCCCCCTTGTGTAGGTTGCGGGTTAGCGGGCTCGTTACCCTTTTCAAACTTGGCTTTCCAATCCTCAGCTTCTTTCTTATATTTTTCACTTTCGTTTTTGAAAGTGTTTACTCGACTATCAGCGAATGATTGGAGATGTTTTAGCATAGATTCAGCCCCAGCAACAGCTGGTTCTACTTGTGCTTCTTCGGTTACGAAAGTACTTAAATTAGTAGCTACTCCTTCAAGCACTTGCGTGCTCAACCCTAATGCTGCATACTTAGTTTTGAGCGATTGGAGAATTTTTTCTTTAAACATAAAATATTGATTTTTAGTACTATTATTTTATAATGCAAAGATAAGGGGGTAGGTGTTAGGTTGTATCTTTATGTGTTGTGAAAAAGTTAGTATTTTTTTGTTATAGATAATTTTACAAGTTTTTCTGTGACTTGGATTGAAAAAGGGCGTGCTATCATTCAATAAAAAAGCCCTTAATCAGGGCTTTTGGTAAAAATATTTTTTAGATGATATTTGCTATTTAAAAATATTGTTGTATTTTTGCAGTGCAAAAGGGCTTAAATGAACTTTTGAAGGGCATTGCCCGCCAGAGCGTAATAGCGGTATAGTATCCCGAAGCTCATCAACTACCTTGAATGTGCATAAATTCAGGGTAGTTTTTTATTTTAGAAAAAGCCTCTTACTAACTTTCTGTGTTTTCCTAATTTAAAATCTTTATAAGATATTTCTAATATATCATTGTTTTTGTTTATTAGTATCATATTACCGAGTTTTTTATTTTTTCTCTTCAATTCTTCAATAGATTGTATAAACAAATCTGTATTCCCTTTCTCTAATTGTAATACAATATTATCTGCTTGTAAAAACCCTTTCTCAATGTCTGCTTTTAGAGTTCCTGTCTTTTTAGTTGTACTGTGTTTAAAATCAGCAACTACTAATTTGTTTTTGAAATTGACAATAGAGTCTGCACTACTCACATTATTATATTCAGGTAGTAGGGCAACCGATTTTCCTTTATCATTTAGTGCCTTTGCCATTGCTAAAGTATTTTTTAGGTTCTCCCCTTTGCCTTTGTGTAAGTCAAACATTACTGTCTTTGCACCATTAGTTTCGTTATGAAATAGCGTTTTTGCTCTATTATCATCTATTATATCCTGTAATAACTTCTGTTTATCTTTGCTATGCTTGATTTTCTTTAATTGTTCAATAATTACAGGAGAAAAAGGCTCAAAGGCTACATATGCATTCTTATTAAAAGGCTGTATTGCTTGTATAACCTTTTGCGAAATGCCCTTACTTTGGTTATCTATGCCCCATAGAAACATAGGCATACCCTTAGCGTTGGTTATTCTATTTTCGTTGTCTGATATCCACTCGGTGAGCTTGTTGTTTATGGTGATTTCTTTCCCTGCTATATCTTTTTTGAATACAGGGGTCATATAGCAACGGCAGTTTGGGTGATTACCTACCCATATGAAGCTCTTAGGGTATATACCTTTCATCATATCACATATTTCACAACCGTGAGGGTGCTTGCTTCGCTTGATTTCGTAGCCTACTATCATATCCATACTTTGCCAGCGTTCTATATCGGCGGTGCGATAAGCTATGTTTATCTCTGTACGTGCCAAGCGTTCGGCATTCTTGTACGCACTCCTATATACTCCTTGTCCTGAGCGATATTCCTTTGCTTTTTGCGAGAGTTGTAAAACACCGTTTTTATTTCGGTACTTTCTGAAAAGGGTATCAGGGTTTTGTAGGTATTTCTTTAGTACAGATGTGAGCTGATTAGCTGGTGTTCCCTCGTGTATGGCTACATCTAATGCCATTTCTATTTCAGTGCGATACTGCTGTGTTAAGTTCCACACCCTACCTGAAAGCATACGCTTCTTTTCTTTCATCACAAGACTTTGTAGAGTGTCTTCCCCTTTTTGTGAATGATGAATGTTAGTAAACACGTCTTTAAACTTGTCCTTAGATAGCTGGTAGTGCTTGTCTATACAGTAATTCATCTTTTGAGAAAATACGTTGTTAAACTTTTCAAAGAGTGATTTTACTTTATTGTTCAGTACAGGGTACAAGGTAAAGGTAAAGAACTCCTCTTTAATAGTCTGTAGTCCATAGTACATCACTACCATTTTTAGCACCTCATCAAATAGATGAAGGAGTTTAGAAACGTCCCTTTCGGTTTGGTTCTGGTGATATTCATTCCACTTTTCTAAGTTCATTTTTGCTAATCCTTAAACACTTCCTTTCCTTTTTCTTTCTCTATTTGAGCGAGTTCTTCATCTACGCGGTCAGTGATACCTGCCAAAATAACACCTTCTTTAAGTGAAGCAACCCCTCCTTGAACAGCACTAACAGCGTCGGCTATCTTTTCGGTTAAGCTGTCAATCATATAAGGTACAATCTCTATACTGACTTGTGTTTGTTTGGCAATGCTGGCGTATTTAGGGATAAGGCTTACTATTGCAGACAATAAAAAGTTGATACGGCGTTGTAAGAACTCTTCTACAGTCTCAGCGTGATTGCTCACTGCCATATGCGTACCCATAAACATAAACTTAAATGCCTTACCGCTGAGGGCGTTGCCGATACCTTGCAAAGCCTCAAACGTAATTTGTGGGGTGTTAGTTAGGGCATAACAACGGGAGGTGAGATTATCAAACTCTAATTTTGCCATATCAGGGGACTGTTGCCAAGTGAGGTAGGATACTTGGGCATCGTTTTCAAGTTGAATTATCTCGCTTCCCGTTCCTTTATTACGAGTGCCTTTCACATCGCCTGAAGCTACTAATTTGGGGTAGAAATTGTAGTCGAGACAATCGGCAAAATTGGACAATAGTAACTCAAGGCGATTACGAAGTGTACGTATTTTATCGCACAATGGTCGCTCACGCTTCATATAAATAACAGGTATTTTGGAAAATCCGTGTTGATATTTCTCTACTTGTACGCCGTTGCTGTAAATTGTTACATTTTGGTTATCAATGACCATTAGGCGTGAGGTTTGTATGCCTTTGCTATCCGTTTTGTTGTACTCACGGGAGAATGCTATAAGGTCGCCGTACTCATCGTAATATGGGTATAGGGTATCACCACGAAAGGGCGACCATATCATAGACTTAAGACGATAAGTAGGATTAGAGTCATCTTCCTTTGAGGGTTTTACGTACCAATATTCAGCTACTTCGCATTCAGAGAACCAAGAGCGAACTATACGCTTGTTATCGTATTGTAGCTTGTTACGCTTGTGTAGGTCAGTTAGAAGTTTAAATAATTCTTCTTGCTCTGTTTTATCGGTGTTTGCCGTGATTTTAGGAGGTGTACCTACCGTGAATGCGGTGTGAATATTGACAATATCCTGTTCTAAGGGTAGAGCGAGGCGATTGACTTCTTCATCTTTGAATTTTGCTGGGGTATGAATTGTGCCGTCCTTATTATAGGTTGCTTCTTGGGTAAGCACCTTTCGTTTTGGGCGCAATTCAGGGTCGAAAATATCGTGCTTAGTATAGTCCCAATCTTTTAGGAGTAATTGGGTTTCAGGACGTTCTGCTGGATATTTTTTGAGCTCGGCAATACGCGCGGCTTCGGGTAGTGCAAGTAGTTCTTGTAAGGTCATTTTTAGGTAAGATATAAGAGGTAAAAGGTAAGATTGTGATTGCCTACCTTTTACCTTGTGTTAATAATTACTTTTGTTTTTCTGTACCATTAATAATGGCAACACAAGCCTCGTGAATGTGCTTGTAGAGTTCAATGTCTGTTCCTTGAAAATTGGAGTTTTGAACATTAAAATCGTTAGCAGTAACTGTACCCTGAATTATTGGATAGTTAGATGACTGTTCACGAGTTGCTGAGAAAGCGACAGCCATAGGGTTGTTGTCGTTTTCAGTTTCATAAGAGTACATAACAGTCACTCCTTTCACTTCTTCTTGTGCTGTAATGCGGATTGTTTTTTGAATGATTTGCATAATGTTTATATTTGTATAGTTATTTTTAATCTCTGTGATTTTTTATGTAATATGCAGCAGGACTACAAGCAAGAGTTAATACATCTCCACTTTCCATATCTATATAACTTAAATAATCTCCATCATTGGTTATTAACCCTCCGCCCCCTGCAGGCTCTATTTGTACACGTATTCTTTTATTCCCAACTTGGTCTTTATACGCCATTATTATTGTAAGTTCATAGTAAGGGTATAGGTTGTTACGTGAGACAACGGGTATTCCCATATTTCTTAATTTGTTAGACATAGTTGTGTAATTTGGAAGATACACAAAGTTGAAATCAGTAGATACATTAGTAAAAACAAACTTATGAGTTACACCTATCCAATTCATAATGGTATCACTTGCAGCAACTCCATAATATGAGTATTCAAAATGAGAATTTGCACCAAATGATAGAGTGTCACCATATATTTTTAGAGCACGATTGTTAGAATAAAAAGTAGTAGTGTCTATATAATCATTAGGATGAGGAGGTACTAATACTTTTATACCTGTAAAAGTTTCATCTACAATTCCTTTAGCATTCAATGCTGGTCTATCTATATTTATTATATCTTGAGAATTACCATATATATTACCTGCTATACCACCAAAGCGAGCTAAAAGTTTTTCACTATCTTTTCGGTATACAATACCACTACCTGTATACGCTGTGCCATCTTTTACCTTATTGCTTTTTTCATCCCATTGCCCTGTATACAATGAGCCAATCAATTTTAAATTACCGGTTATTTCTCCTCCTCCTGCTTTGATTTTAGAAGTGAAAAGTGTGCCATCGTCTTGTACTCTAAAAGGAGCCTCTTCTTTTTTTTCGTATTTAGACCCTGCAAAGAAACGTATAGACTCACCCGATAACCCTGCCCCATTAATACCAGCATTGCCTCCTAATGTATTACCAACAGTCAAAGCTCCAGTAGTAATTGTGTTTTTTACTACCTCTGTGCCATTGGTGTAGTCGGTGCCTTTGCTAAACATACCATTGATAAACTTAACATTTGCTTTTTCGGCTTCTGTGAGGTTCATTGCATTTTTATCAATGATACCTAAGTCTACCATTGTGTCCCATACATCCTCAGGAGCGGGCGACCAGTCGGTGGGTTTGTTGCCGATTTCCAATTTTGGATTAGAAATTTTAATGCTTTCAGCTGAACATTGTATGTGTAATCCTAATTGTGATATTTCTTTTATTTTCTTTCCTTTATGCTCGTTTTGAATAACATTAACTATTCTTTCAGAAAAAGAAGTGCCTATATCTCCAGTATTTATCCATCTCCATACATTAAAATATTGAAAAGTATCATCTGTATAAATTATGTGAAACTCAATTCCTAAACGATTTCCTCCTATGAGATTGTTAAACATTATATCAACAGATAATGTAATGCTGTCACTTTTTACAACCTCATTTCTAAATGAGGGAGATATATTAAGAAATTTATATTCACTGGTGATAAAATCATTTGACTTTAATATATAGTTACGTCCTCCTACTTGCAACTCATTAACCTTTTGCTGAGCAAACGTTTTAGCCTCTTGGAGTTTCTGTTGGAGTTGTTGAATTTGCCTTTGCTCTGCTTCTGTGATTTTGCCGTCCGCTGTAGCTATTGCTTGCGCTTTGGTGAGTTCTGCCTGTGCTCGTGCGTATGCTTCGGTAGCTGTTTTAGCGGTTTCAACCTTGCCGTCAGAATATTGTTTAAGTTTATTTTCCAACGACTGTAAATCAGGGTTAATGATTTGCTTTATCTCGGTTTTGTTTTCAGCAGTGATATTTAGTTTTGCTTTTATCTCTATATGGTCGTCAAAGAGATGTATATACTGCTGTCCGTTCCCTGATGTGATTTTGTCAGTTTTGATTTGTCCACCAGTGATTTCAGTAAATCCATTGAGTTTAGCTATACCTCGCTCGTCCTCATACTCTGAATTGATGGTTGCGTATAGAAAATGGTAAAATCCTGCTTCTTTCTCTATATCTATTTTGTTTTCGGATAGGATAAATTCAGCGGTTTCATCGGTTTTACTTGCTTTGATATATAGATAGTAGGTTTTGGCTTTATCGTCTAAACGCCCGGATACGAAAGCGGGAATATTCCAATACTTATAACTATTAGCGTCACGATTGGGGTTTATGTCGGTGGTACCAAGTGTAAAATGTTTGAGCCACCCACTACCTGCATTGATTTGCTTGGTGTTTTTATCGAAATAGAGTGTATGAGGTGCTTTTATAGGGTTTGTTTTAGATACAACAAAATCAAACTGGGTAGATTTATTACCAATAAGAGCCATCATAGTTTGTACGGTGGCAGGGACAATGCTTTTGGTGTACTCAGGAAAAGCCTTTTCTATTTGTTTTATAGTTTCTTGTGCGTCTCTCCAGCTTCGTTTAGTCTCAGATATAGTGCGCTTATTGAGTTCTCCAAAATATACTTCTTGATTTTTGAGTTTGCGCATTTCAGAGGCAAAAGAATGTCCTTGCACCTTGTTGGATAATTCTATTTGTGGGCTATAGGGGTTATTTACATATTCTTTTAGCCCGATGACACGAATAGGCACGGGTGTACGTTGGAACTCGGTATCGGAAAAATTGATATATGCCCCCATTTTGATTCGCCCGCCTATGTTTGCCCATTTCTTCTTTGCCCATATACCGTCTAAATCACCAGTGAAGGTGAAGAGGTCAGTGCGATTTTCATATAGATATTTGCACGCTTCTTTCATCATATCCCAACTTGCACCTGACTTCGTAGTGTTGTCGCTGATGTAAGCGTTAGGCATTTGCATATTGTATACGGAGTATTCATCACCTATGGCAGGTTTGAATATATCATTAGGCATTGTTACGCCGTCTTCTTCTTTTGGTACAAGCTGAAAACGTCTTTGAGCGTGGTCGTATTTCTGTACTTCAAACTCTCTACCTGATAACATACCGCTTTCAAAGTAGATAAGCATTTTTTCCCCTTTGATTTGCATTGCATTGAAATCGAGGGCTTGTGGGATGGAAGTATCAGTAAAGTCGTAAAAGTGTTTGGCTTTATCGACTTCAAAGACGGCTGATATTGTGCCTTTACGTTTAGGATATATATGTGAAAGGTCGAGGCTTTGCTCATTTACAAAGCCGTTATTTTGCGCGTTCTTAATTGATATAGATAGCCCTTTATCATCTGAAATGAATGTTACACCCTCATAAACGTACTCTTGTGATTTAGGTAGTAACAGTTCTTTATTGCCGTACTTGGAACGGTCGATATTGCGTTCGCCTCCTTGTACATATAAGCGAGTAATACGACTTTGTTCAGTATTGCGACTTACACCAGTTTTGAAGCCTTTACCTTTGCCATATTGTAGTGGTAGGGGATTGTCTTTGAAATACTCTACCTTATGCAAATGAATAGTTTTGCCTATGATTTCGTATTCGGTCTCAAAGGCTTTGGCTATCATTTCCAACACTTCGAGGCAGTTGTTATGACTGTATGATACGAGCTTCTCAGAGGCTTCAATACAGTTACCTACTTGCCAACCACTATCAATCATATTAAGGCAATCGACAAGGATTTGCACGTGATAGCGTGGAGAAGCTGTGAATGGGAATTTTAGTGTCTTATCATTAGGATTCCGAAACTTGTAATTTTTGAGGTTTGCGCCCTCGCTGTCCATAGTGAGGGTGTATTCAAAGTTGCGTGTGTTATGTTTTACGATTTTTGCAGGTTGGTTAAGGGTATAACGCTCATTAGCAAACTCGCACCACGCACCAGTAGGAATTTCGGTATAGGTAGATAATGAAAAGTATAAGGTAAGAGTATGTTCGCCCATTATAGAGCGGTAACGATAGCTCTCATCAGTGGGGAGAATATCTATATGGGTGGCGTTGAAATTAATTTGCATATTATTTAGCTGTTAGTTGTTAGACAATTGTTAGTTGTAAGTCGAATTTGCCCCATATTAGGGGTGTATCAATGTATAGTTCGGTTATTTTTCCGTCTTTATAGATACAAGGATATTCCTTGTTGTCGTATTTTAGGGTTCGGGCGTTGGGTCGCACTAAATCATAAAGTAGGGCATAATACCCTTTGAGAAAGTCAGTAATAGGTAGGTACATAAAGCATTTGAGAGTAGCTGTTCGCTCCTGAATAGTAACGGGAGCATTCACTGAAACAAGTCCGCTCATTGTGCTGTTTTGTGCGGTGAAATACGTTTTGGCATTACCTGCTGTTATGATTTCCTGCTGAGTGCCTTCTAATAGGGTTATGCCGTATTGAGTTAGATTTTTGCCGTCAATATAGGTTTCTACATTGTGAGCGGTTAGGGTTGGGGCTTGGTAGGTGTAATTCTGTAACGGACTATCGTCTGAAAGATGAATATCGGCTACTATATAATTACCATTAGTTTGTACTTTATTGAGCCCCACAAGGCGGAGCTTGTAGGTACGCTGTAACTGCTTAAAGGTATAATCGGCATACGCATTAGCAGTAAGGAGCGTTACTAACTGGCTATATTTACTTTCAGGCAGTAATAGTTGTAGAGTGAGCTCCTTTGCCGACAGTTGGGGACTGGCAAGGTCATACTCTGTACCGTTTTCCTCTGCCCAATCATTTTTATTGGGTACTTTAAGGGCAGGGTACGAGAGGAGGCTTGCTATTGAACCTTCTACAAGTTTAGCATTTAGGGTTTGTATGTCGGTATTATTGATTTTCATTAGTAAAATATACCAGTTAAGTCTTTAGTTTTGCGGTTGCTTCCTAATATTTCTTCTAAGAATACGTAACGGGTGGCATCTATAGCGTGATTAAAAGCATCAATGGGTACATTGAGGAATGCCCCGTCTTTGTTTTGGGCATAGGTATAATTCTTAAACTCTTTAATGATATTTTCACTTCTGCGGGTGATACATATTTCGTACTCTAACATTTTGGTAAGCCCTTCCATTACCGAACCTTGTCCTTTGGTTACCGCCACAATACTATAATCAGCATTTTTTATTTCTTTCACTAATCGAGGGTCGGCACTTTCGGAAATGATTTTGTAGTTACGATAAGGTCGAAGGGCTTCGACAATATCAGTGGTGAGCATTTGCGTTTGGTAGCATATTTCATCAATATATACCTTGTTATCCAAAAAAGCGACTTCCACAATAGCGGTAGGGTCGTGGGTAAAACCAAAGTCGAGCCCTATAAAACGTTTCTTTGCCCAAATAGGGATTTCATCGATAAGTGTAACCTTTTCAAAGATAAGCCCCTCTATCATCGCTTGTTGTCCTAATCCGTATACCTGCCAAAGTGATTTGTTCTTGTGCTGTAAGCTTTCAATCTCATCAATAATTGTTTGTTCCAAAAAGGGGTTATCCTTATAGGTTGATATAAAATGATAGGTACGAGAGTCTTTATTGAGTTCACACAGCCAATGGTCATCGGAAAATGAGGGGTTATAATCGACAATAGTGAATTGGGTAGTACGCATTTTTAGCTGTTGGAACTCTATAAACTTGAGTTCGTTGGCTTCATTGACGTACAATATATCGCGCTTACGACCCCTTAACTTTTGCTCGCTATCGGTGGAAAAAAACTCTACCCACGAGCCGTTAGGAAATGTGTATATCATTTCGGACTTGTTGAGGCAAGATTCATCAAATACATTTAGCTTGTATAGTATTTCCTTAAAGTCAATAAATACCGAGCCTTTGAGTGCTGGTAGTGTGGCGCGAACGATAGAAAGGCGCGTGCGAGAATGCGAAAGGCAATAGATGATGAGCCAAATAAGAATATTATATGTTTTCGAGCTACGGCTGGAGCCTTGTGCTGATACGGTAGTATAACCCTTCTTAATAGCTTTATCAACTTGTACGTATATGTTAGTTGTTTGTATCGTCATCGTCGGTGCGTACTTGTTCGCGTTTGTCGATTATCTCGATATTGATGTTTGATGATAGTGGGTTGCCAGCGGTGGTGAGGTCGAGCTTGTCGGTTATACCCTCATCGGTTTTGAAAGTAGAAAGTACTGTTTGCATTGCTGTCATACGTGTTTTATAATCAACTGGCACTTCACGGAATTGATTAGGTATTACTGTACCATTCTCATCAGTAATAGGCTCACGAATAACCCCCATAATAGCAATAACAGATACCAAGTTAGACACATCATTAAAAGTACGTGCTCGATAGGCTTTTTGGACGATTCCCAATTCAGGATTTTTACGAATACGCCCATATACAGATGAATAAGTAACGCCAAGTATTTCAGAAGCCTTTACGGGTTGTCCATTGGCTTTGATAAGGGCTTGTTTGAGTTCCTCATCGGTGTATTTTTCGTTATCTATTTTCTTACGGGGTTTCATATCAAAAGTTATTAAATGTTATTAGTCTATGCGTTCTACCTTTGCCGATAGAGTTTCTCCTTTTATCATTTTAAATTCAGGGTCAAACCCCATACGGAGCATAAAGGCTTCTTTGTTTTTCCAATTGTCAAAGGAAAGCGTTACATAGGCGTCTAAGTTTTGGGCTTTTTCAATAGCTTGTTGTTTGATAGCTTCTTTTGCTTCTTTGACTTGTTGTTTTTTCTCTTCATTGGATATTTCCCGCTCGATGTCTTTTTCCTGCTTTATGGGGGCATATGTTTCTTCTATGGCTTGTGATAAGTTGGGCACTTCAAAGCTGGAATAATCAACAGCATATAGGTTAAGGTCATAATCGTCAAGCCCCGCATTGAGGTAATCAATATCAGGAATGAGTGAGCGCATTAGCTCTTCGTCAAGTTCGGTACGTGAGCGTGTCTGAAATATATTTTGTTCCTTTTCTGTTTTAAGGTCAAAAGACACTTTTTCTACTTTGATTGTGTAGTCAGTAGCAGGTGTACCATCGTACTTGTGGATAATATCAAGGGACATTACCCGCTTATGTCCATCTACAAGGTTTGAGG